ACCCGGCGGTGTAATCTGTACCAACGTAATTATCGACACTGTAATCTTGTAAAATTATATTTGTCGCTCCGCTAATGGAGTAATCTACCTGCCCGCTACGATAAGCAAAAAATCCAGCGCCCGTTGTGTACCCCACTACGCCCTGAAGTCCTTGGGGTCCTTGCGGGCCCGTGCTCCCCACGAAGTCCGAGCCTGAGGGCCCAGTTAACCCCGTTGGTCCCAATAACCCTTGAGGCCCTTGAGGTCCTTGCGGGCCATCGCTCCCAACAAATGCTAAGCCAGACAACCCCGATGGGCCTTGGGGTCCCTGAGGCCCTGCGTCTCCCGTCGCTCCTATGGCCCCTGATATTCCCGTAACACCCTGAGGGCCTACAAGCCCTATTGGCCCCGGGGGACCGCCTAATATATGAGCGCCGAAATAAGATTTAGAAAAGCCGCCCTTTACGTAAAGACTACTTGAAGAGCTTGGGTCAATATCTACTTTTAGAACATCCCCAGAATGTAAATCAGCAAAAGTAGAGATAGTTGAAATTCTGTCAGTAGTGGTGTAAGACGCGTCTAAGTCCCGAAGATAATCTTGGGTAAGAATTGTTGTGGTTGCCCCTCGGGTCCTTTCGAGAGAAATAGTTGGGTTGTAATTATAGTCATAATAAGAAGTACTATCTGTTGTAACCTGAGAATGGACTAAGTAAGTTCCCGATATATCTGGGCTAAATGAATAAGTGCTTACGTCATAATCATTTTTTGAATCAAAACTTTCTGTTTCAAATTGAATAGTGGTTTTTACGTTAGTAGGTATCGTCTGATCGGCGGATTTGTACGCCAAGAATCCTCCGCCGCTAATTATACCCGCTGGCCCCTGAGGCCCACTAGCTGGGCCCTGAGGCCCCTGATCACCCTGAGGCCCCTGAGGACCAATTAATCCTACGCCAGTTGCGCCAGAAGGCCCGACTATGCCCGTGACTCCCTGCGGTCCCTGAATGCCTTGGGGTCCCAGAGGGCCAGTTATACCCGTGGCTCCACTTGGACCAACAATCCCCTGAGGCCCAAGTGCCCCGACTAAGCCCTGTGTGCCCTGAGGCCCTGTTATGCCCGTGGCTCCACTTGGACCGACAATTCCTTGGGGCCCCTGCGGGCCCTGAGGGCCGTAAGAAGCGCCCTGAGGCCCCGTCGTCCCCTGAGCACCCTGAGGACCTATAGAGCCTAAATCTCCAGCTCTAGAAAAAGAAACAACGACTGAGTCGTTATCAAGAAAGACTCCAGAAGCAGCATGGTTTGTTTGGGGGGAGCTGGAGTATACAAATTGAGAAGGAATAGAGTAGTATTCGCTCGTTGCGTTAGTTACTCCTGTGTGGCCTACTACGCTTCCCGTTATATCGAACAAAGCAAAATCTAGCGCATTTCCAGAATCATAAAATCTAAGAGAACCTTTTACGGAAGACGAGGAGTCATCGAGACCAGAAATCCATGCTTCATGATTAACGGACCCTAGACCAGTTCTATGGACATAGACGTTAGAGACGTTAGCTAAGCCGCTTTCGAAAAACGAAAAACGTCCTATGTTGGGGTCCGTGGAGGCGCCCGTCTCATGATTATATGAGTAGATAGTTATGTTTCCACCGGGCGCACCTTTTGGGCCGGTATCTCCAAGAAACGTTGTGAATGAACTATTAGGCATGCTTAATTATTATATTAAATTCTCCCTAAAGAACTATTAAAATTTGTTAAAGCTCTGTTTAGGACTGTTATTTCTGTTTCGGTTAATTCTGTACCCATACTATAGAATAAGAGCTTGTATATGCTTGTCTGGGTTACTTGTCCTCCAGAGTAAGCTCCAAATATTCTGAATTTATATCCACCTATCGGGTATGCAGATTGATTTGACGTCGCGTCAGAGTCGTCATACTCTACGGCGTCTTTATATAATTTTTGATTTATGTTCGAGGTTCTATTTGCTAACCAAAATCCTCCGACACTATTTACATTTTCTTTTCTTACGTATCCGTTCGACGAACCCGGCGCAAACGAGCTTGGACTGCCTGCTTTTAATATCTGATCTGAGTTAAATTCAATGTAAGAACTTAAATCATTCTCAATAGAATAATCTCCTCCGCATAGGGGCATCATATACCCGCCGACAGAAGACAAACTTACATCCGCAGAAGTAGACATAAATGATAAATGTCCATAACTGCTACTCATACCGGCCGAGCTAAGAAACACGTTCGTTTCAAGATATTTCGAGCCCGACTCCCCAAGAGCCGTCGCGCCTGCCGCAGATAAACCGCCCGTCTCTGAATAATCATATTCAGCAAAACCAAAATTTTTATCTTTTAAATAGCCTATCGATCTATCACTATCTCCTACAATAATCGGATGCAAAGAAGCTCTTAAATTAGAACCACAAAACAAATTACATCTTTTAATTTTATTTCTAATATTGTTTACTCTTAAGGTTATTATAAATTCATTTAATGCCTCTAAAGTTTTTTGGCTTACTTCGCCCCCATCGCTTTCTATGTTAGATTTCCAACTCGCGACATCTTCAACGAAGACCCCTGTGCTAGCTAGCATCGCTGTGTTAAGCCCGCCTAACATTATTTTTCATCTCCGAATGCTATGATTGTGTCGCTTTGGTTTGCTCCGAACGAGGTGAAACTGACTAAAGCATTTTTGCCTGCTTTTAATTCCGTGGGCGCTAGTGATCCAACGAATATAGGTTTATCGCTAGTCTCCCCAAAGATTAATGCGTAATCTATGACGGTGGTATTTTTTATTTTTAATGTGACTGTTTTACCAGTCCCCCCGTTAATTGTTTTTATAATTGTGCTACCTAATACATCGAGGGTTTGAAATGGTTCTCCGTCGAAATCTATTGAAACTTGCCCGTTATTCCAATTCAAAGCCTTTACCCCGAAAGAAGTTTGTAAAGATAATTTCTTACTGGTAAGGGTCTGTTGACCGTTACGCGTTACGTCTCCGATTCCCGGGATTATAAAGTTAGGGCCTATTCCTGACTCCACTACTTGCCCACGATAATTCTGAACAAAACCCCCAGTTGTACTCGTCGCACAAAATAAAGGCTTAGAGACTGATCCGACTGTATTAGGTTCGCCCGTGGTTAGTAAGCCGGCTACGGAGTCGTCTAACCAATAAATTTTTCCCGGTGAAAACTGAGCGTCTGTCGTGTGCGAAGCAAAGGGGCTCGTCTTCATTAAGCCCGTTGGCCAACTAATAAACCCTTCAGTAACTACAGTAAATGAATTGTTGCCCGTATCTAAAGATTGCACCAAGCCTACGACTTCCGCATTCTCTTGAGAGTTAGCTCTAGATTTTGTATATTCAGTTCCGTTGTATCTAAGAGCATCAATTACTCCAAAAGCGTTCTCCCCAATCCAAAAATCATTTTGTTGAATTGTTTTCGTGACCAAGCTTGTGCTGCCTGAGATTATCCCCAAGGCCCCTACTAATCCCTGTGCTCCCTGTGGTCCTTGACCACCCTGCGGTCCTGTTGACCCCGGAGGGCCTCCCTCTGGACCCTGAGGTCCTTGGGGCCCTGTCACGCCGCTAGCTAAAATATCCCAATATTGATCATCTTGTGTGCCTCTTGGGATTTGGCCTTGGTGCTGGTTCCCAAATGAAGATATGAAAGAAGAGCTTCCGTGAAACACGGCGTCTTGGTCATTATAAGATATCAGACTATTCCAAGTACCGCTCCAGCCAATGCTCGTTCCTTGGGGCCCCTGAGGGCCTCCAGCGGGCCCTATGAGACCTTGCGGTCCTTGCGGTCCCTGAGGACCGCCTTGGCCCTGAGCTCCTTGAGGGCCGTCTGAGGGCCCTTGAGGCCCTACCTGCCCCTTATCCCCCCTAGCTGAGAAAGATAGCACAACTTTATCGTTTTCTGCGAATGCACCGGTAATTAAATTATTTGACTCGCTTGAGCTAACGTAAGACAAGGGAACAGTAAAATAGCCATCTCCGTTAGACAAAACACCGGTAACGTGATATGAAGAAAATTTAGATGGATTATCATTTTTGAATAAGCGAAGCGTGCCCCTAACGTCGCTTGACGAATTAGCTAAATCAGTTATCCAAGGGGTATTATCGACTAGGGTAAATGCTCCAGTTTGAGAATAATAACCATAATCATGTACATATAAGTTATTTGCTTGATTAAAGTCGCCCGTAGAATCAAATGTAAAATATCCTGTAGCTGGATAAGTTTGAGATGACCCAGTCTGATGATCGTAATAATAAAGAGAACTATCCCCTCCGAAACCGCCCCTATTTCCTATGGGGCCCTGCGCCATTTTAACTGAAGTAGAACTACCCGGGGCAGTAATTGAAAACACCCCATCCTGTATGCCTATCTTATGCCCTTCGTCTAGGTACAGATTTTCCCATGATCTATCTATCGATCCTAAATCGTACCCGCTTTTAATAGGTAATAAATTTCCCGTAGCGGCGTATAATCTATCTACAATTTCATTTGATCCGGAAACAGAAATAGAATCAGTATAAACAGTTTTCCAAGCCAAGCTCGCTTGCCCTAAATCGTATACGCCGCTTTCCGATGGGTTAAGGTGCGTAGATTTCCCCGAGAGGGTTCCAGCGTACACCTCTCCTATGTACCCAGAAAGCCCCTCTTTGTCCAGCTGCTTTACTTTAATCTTGTTGTCCGCCATACCTTTTAACCTACCTACGAATTTTAATTAATTACACTTTAATGTATCATTCTAGGCACAAAAGTCACGCCCATGTCGTTTGGGATAGATTTCATGTCGTAATAGCTTTTTTGAGCCCAATTAACTAACATCAAAGTCGTATAGTTATCTTTTCTAGCCCTTGACGCAGATGAGCTTCTTTTAAGGTGCAACGGTAAGTCGAAAGTTTGAGTACCTTTCGCAGTGCTTTTAACCTCCACAAGGGCGCATTGTTTTTTCGTTTGGTGTATTAAGCTGTCCTGAGTGTCTATAAAATCCCCCAAGCTACTCTCGCCCGTGTGTGTTAACGTAATTTTCTCACTTGTTTGCGACATAAATGCTGCAGAATGAGCGCTAGTCTTTGAGGCAAACCATATTTTTTTATGATCAATGCACGCCTGTAAATGCTCGTTTGCTTTTCTAATAAATTCTGTAGAAAATATTTGCTTAAATACAATTGCGCCAGAGTCTTTATTGTACCCTCTTCTCAGTTTTATTAACTCTTTTGCATAATCTTTTCCATCTTTAGCGGACTCGAAATCGACAAAAGACATTTTTATTTTATCTCTTATGAATAAAGAATTTTCATTACAGCTATCAATAAATTGGAAGCCAGCATTATCTATACATATCATCTCGATATTAAAATTACTCATTACGTAATGCATATACTGGATATGGTCTCTTAAGTTTCCCCCTGCTACGGCGTAGCCATGCACTAACGTACCCTGCTGTGTTTCGTCATCTAGCTCAAGAACAGACATAGCAAAATAATCAGAAGCGGGGCTGTTACTGAAACTGGGATCGATAGCGACTATATATTTACTGTCAGGCTTTCCTTTAATTAGGGTTGTCGGGGATTGCCCGTCGGGTATGGTGCATTTGTACATTTTTTTCGCGCTAAAGTAGCTATCAGAACCGTCGGTAAACTGAGCGCAATATTCACGCTGGAAACTTGAATGGCTCTGACCGCCATTTTGAGCTTCCTCAATAATCGTATGATCAATCATGTAATCTGGCAACGCTTCGTACCCTATTTGAGAAATGAAGTAAGTTGCGTCGCCCTTCTCTTTAGAGTAAATATGATCTACCCACTCTTTAAATGTTCTGTATAAATTTTCAAACGTATAACTAGCTGAAGAAAGTGCAATCATTTTGGAATTATTTTCAAATACTATTCTTTGGCTCTCTTCCATTTTACCTAGTTCGATAAGCTTGTCTTCTGTTTCTCTAATTTCTAAACGCTCTTTCATGTTCTGCGGGGCGACTAAGAATGGCATGAGAACGGTTTTAATTATGTCTTCTGGTAAAAGTAGGAACTCGTCCAACACAAGAACATTCGCGCGGAAACCACGAATTTTTTCTCCAGATAAGGGAATCGCTGTAATTGACCCGCCGTTTATGTCCCACCGAAATTGATCGTTTCGTTTCGATTTCGCTCCGAACGTTTGAGCTAATAGCTCTGCGCCTTTCGAATTAACAAATTTTTCTAAATTTTCAAATATGAAGCGAGCGGTTCTGAAAGTAGGACCAGCAATTAAGATTTTAGTATTCGGTTCGAATATACACTGCAAGAAGCAATAAACTGCGGCAATAAAAGATTTACCGCACCCACGACCCCACACACACATACTAAAGTTCCTGTTAAATAATCCCTTAAGGGTCATCTCTTGATATGGGGCCAGCTTTATTCCCGCAATCAATTCCGTGGTCAATCCTAGATTTGCGCGTAAAAATTTAGCTAAAGTTATCTTTGCTTCTCTATCGTCAAGGCTACCTTTAATTTTCATTAACTCTGCGTTAATGTTTGTAATCGGTCGTTCGTATTTTTCTGGCGCGTACCACATATATTAGAGTCTATTCGTCATAATATTTTTAAATCATAAGCTAGCTGTAGGTCTATTTTTTTATACGCGCATCCGCACGTGAAGATTCTTTCAATAACTCTCGACGCCTCTTTCCGACCGTTAACAAATAAAAATTGGACATGCGGATATTTTTGGGCTAATTTTCTTACTCGATTAAATATAAATTCTGGGGTAGCTTTTACATTTTTAAATACTTTTTCTTTATTGTAAGATTTTCTTTGCTCGTTGAAATATAAAGCATTATTAAATTTAGATTCCACAAGAACAATTAGATTAGCTTCGTTTTCTTGAGCTCTTTCGATTTCCTTAACGAATCTTTCATACCCCCCGCTTATCGTGCCGATAAAGTCAGAGAGACCCTTGCGTTCTATATAACAATTGCAAGTAGCCTGCTTGCTATTAAAAGCGTAATCCCCATAGTCTAATTTACGGACCTCAACGCCTCTGGAAAACCGAAGTGGTTTTTGCTCACGCGTATCTATAAATATCTTGTATTCTGGCTTATTCCATTCGTCACCGCTGATTATATCATTAAATTGTCCGTATTTATTTTTTAAACCAAGATCGGCACAAAATCGGTAATAATCTCCAAATAGTTCATTAAAATATTGTATGGGCGGGCATAGTATAGATCTTAATTCTACTTGAGAAGGCGTGTATACTAAGTCTTTTTCTTTCTTTCTTTTTTCTATTAACTGGGTGCAGTAGTCTTTAGCGCTCTGCTCTGGTTGAGCTTTTAACCACATTCTTAGATTAGTTCTAGAATTAAAATCAGAAGAAAAATATTGTTTTTTGTTTTTGAATTTGATTATGTCACCGGTGTGGGGATCATATCGGGGGTAATGTTTTTGATAATACTCAACCATACGCAGGTCATGCGCTTTTAAGTGCGAGTGAAGCTGCCTGTCTGAGTCGAACTCTTTATCACATATTTTACATTTAGCCATTCAGCACCTCGTCTTCATTGATCCCTAAGATCTTAGCTTTCATTTCATCTATGGTTTCTAGTCGACCCACCTCTTCTTTAAGGGATTGTTTTTTTCGCTCGGCGAGCTCTAGCATTTTCTGTCTAGATTCTTCATCTTTCCACATTTCTACTAAATTAAGGATACTTGCGCTTGCTTTAATTTGCTTACTCAACCTAGAACTTCTTTTCTCTTTTAGGTCGCTCAGCAATTTCTGTTGGCGAGTGACGCACTGATTGTATTCTGTTCTTGCTGTGTTGTTTGCTTCAATCAATGCCATGGGAATTTTTCCGCCTACTTCAATTTCTTGATCGATTTGTCTCTGTATGATTCGGATCGTTTCTTGAATGTTGGATGAGATTACGACCTCTATTGACAGGACTATATATTGATCCACTTCTTCTTGAGTTAGGTCTGACTTATCATGAGTGTAACGCACAAAGCTGCTTTCGAAAAGAGTTCGATCTACTTCAGAAGAGTAGGTGTTGATTTGATGCGCGAATCTAAAAGTACTTAGATATCTGATTAAAGATTCTAATTCTTTTTTTTGTTTAGGCAAAATTCTATTTTTATCTATGGCCTCTAATACGTATTTATTTACCCTCGCGATAGCCGCTGCTTGCGTTCTGGGGTTCTTGTATTCACTTTGTGGTACGTCGTTAGGGTCTGCGTATAAGTCTCTCGGGGAAAGCCCCTTTATGAATTCATTAACGGCTCTAGTTTCCCCATTTAAATTGTTAATTTTATCATTTTCGAATAAGACGCGGGCAATCTCTACAGCTTTCATAGCGTACACGTTATTGGTTATGTATTCTTTCTGTTCGTCTGTTAGGGCGATGTCTTTCGGCTGGTATTCATGCGCTCCCCTAGCTTTTATTTGTCTTGTTGCTAAGAATTCTTTAACTGCTCTGCCCTCCTTACTTCTACCATCAATATCTTGGTCAGGGAACGCTTCTTTAATAAGCTCCAGAAGGGACGGCGGGCTATCTGGATTTAGGTTCCACAGATCCAAAATCTTAGCTCTCTGCTGCTCTGAAAGTATATCTTCTCTCATGTTAGAAAAAGTCTATTTCACCTTTATCGAGGGTCTTTTTAACTTTAATTATTATAGACTTTTTTATATTTTTGATTTGCTTGTAGCCCGGGGACCTATTTTTTTCCGAGGTCCTGTAGCCCATTAATTTTGCTACTTCTTTTTCGCTTTTATGATCTATGTATAAATAACCATACATTTTCCACTCTAAAGGCTTCAATACTTCCTCCATTTTTTTATGAAGTCTTTTGGCGTTGCTCTCTATGTCGAAGTTGTTTCCGGTTAGTGACTTAACTTCGTATTGATGGTTTTCTATGGGTAGGGGCATTTTTATATCGAAGGCGCTTTTTTTATTTTTTTCCCAATCTGAATACAAGGGGCAAGTGGAGCATTGTTTCTCGTATATCTCGCAAAGATCTTCCCCTTCTGCTGCGGCACACCTCAAACATGGACGACTGTAATTTCCATAATGATTTCTAATTAAATTTTTGATTTGATTAGATATAATCCTATTCAGCCATGGCCCTAGGGCTTTCGACTGATCATACATATGCCATTTTTTATATATATGAATTCTAATAATTTGAGAGACGTCTTCGTAATCCATCCACGCTAATGCGGTTAGATTCCATTTATTCTTTCTTTTTTTTATCTCTTCGTCGATTAAAGAAATATTCTCTTCGAAAGAAGAAGCTTTGGCTTCTTTTTTTTTCTTAGTTTCCTTCATTACCTTCTTGATTTAAATGAGGAAACATATCGCCGAGTGAAACTTTTTTAGGTTTATTTATCTCTATTTCGACATCAAGCTTTTGCATTTCACGTACTCGTGGATCGATTTCCTTTACGTCAAACTCTTCGGAGTCTGGATCCGAATTAGGGTCTTTGCCTGCGGCATTACTTTCTTGAGGCGGAGAGGGTTGAGGCGAAGAGGGTTGAGCAGAGGACTTAGTTTCAAAATTATAGCCACAGTTCATGCAAAACCTAGGCTTCGTTTGAGCGTATTCCATGGGCGTGCCGCACTCTGTACAGTAAATCTTCATATTAAAATTATAATAATAAACTCGCCTAAATAACAATTATTTTTAAGGTTTCGGTTATAACGACAGTGTAATTTGTTATATTATGAACCCTTCTGAAATAAACCAATTAAAATCAGAATTGCTAAAAATTGGCACACATTCCATGTTTATAATTAGTGAGTCGCAAAGCTCGTCAGGAAAAGACGAAGTTTGGGATCGCGCCGTAAAAATCAACAAAATTGCGCAAAATCTTTATAAAAATTTACATTATTTCCAAAGTGCGGATCAGGCGTTGGCGCATATAAAAATTTAAATATCCAGCGCAAGACCCTAGAATGAAACTAGGGCCATAAAAATGATTTCGAATAGCAAAGGCGTTATGTACTACGTAGATAGTGAATACTACCTACCCATGGCGATGCATAGCATAGAAAGCTTAAATAGGGTTAGCGATTTACCCATAACCGTATTCACAAGCTTCCCACATGAAATTGAATCTGAAAATTTCGATAACACAAACGTAATAAAAATCCCTAAAACAGCTATCGAATTAGATCAGAAAAGCAAACATAGACATAATTCACCTGTCTGGCGTGCGAAAACCTATATTTATTCAAGAATGCCATATAACATAACTTTATATATAGATGCAGATACTAGATTCCTTAAAGACCCGACAGAAATAATGTCAGATGATTATGATATCGCAGCTTGCCGTCCGACAAATTTCAAAACTAAAGAGGATCCGGGCCCAATTTTTTGGAAAGGGTTCTGCTCGGGGTTGCTTATTTTCAATAAGAATGAAAAGGTATTGTCTTTTTTAAAAAGAACCGAGGAAATTTACGACGATTTAGAAAAAAATATTAGCCCCACGGATACATTTAAATGTAATGATCAGTACGCGATGAATGAAAGCTTCTCTGAAAACCCCTATATAGTTTTTAAACTTCTATCTAGCGAATGGAACGTTGGTGACCCAATTTTAGATTTAATAGAAGACCCAAGTGTTATTCACATGCATAACTTACATCGGTCTCCGATTTTGTAAGCATGATTCTCATTAGAGTGTATAGATTTGGCTAATGTTTGTGGGTCTAAATCCGGCGTCTACCGAATGAGAATGACTGACGCTCAATAAATTTAATTTTTTGTAGAACTCTCTACCGTAATGGTTTATGAAGGCTTCTTTCTCTGCATCTGTGCCTGCTGCGTAACCGCTTATCTGGCTTTGGAATGAAGAATCTCCCGCGCCGGAGGCAAGAAAAGCAGTAGAGTCGTTGCTCACGTGCGAGTTATGTAATATATTTCTGTCCATAATTAATCAAGATGGTCCTTGTTATTTGCATTTGCAGCTTGGCTTATTGCAGCATTTCTTCTTATGGCAATCGCAACGGCACGAGTTATGATTGCATAAACCTACATCGCAGAACCAATGCCGAAATGTACTCCAGATAGCTCCATAATTTTTTATTTTTTTCATACCTATTAATAATTACACTTTTATAATTCTTCTATTCTTTTCGATTTATCGTCTATGACTAAATCAACCGCTGGCTTAATGTACTCTCCTTTCGTCCCCGTCGAGAGATCATGAAACTTGCAACCCCATGACAATAATTGTTGCAAGGTGAAATCATAATAGCACAGGCCAGCTTTTTTTGATTTTTTTGAGCCGCCTCTCGCAGTCCAATAAATGACCCTCCACCCTTCATGGTACAGCTTGTTAATTTTTTCAATATTTTCTTTGTTCGGTTCGGCTAGGTCATACTGCCTTTTACCTGAATAAAAACAAATAGTTTCATCAATATCTACTAGAACTGATTTCTGTTCGTTTTCGGGTGTGCGTATTTCAGATTCGTGAAATTTCATGTTACATGTTCTTGAATTTTTTAATTAAGAATTTTACTAATTCTGATCTCATGATGTCTTCTTCGGTGAATTTAAAAGTATATATGCCCATTTTCGCAGATTCTTCATCCGAAAAACCTTCGAGCATTTTGGTAAACCCTCCTTGAAGACTATCGTTGCGTAAATCAGTTTGCATTGGGTCAGCCAAAACGAAACATCTACTGTTTTCCCCTAGCCGGGTTAAAACCGTAGTTATCTCTTTGAAAGTAGAGTTCTGGGCTTCGTCAAGGATGATACATTTTCCCTTCCAATCCATTCCGCGAGCGAAATTAACCGGGAACATAGAGATACGTTTTTCGTCCTCGAGCTTTTCGATTTTAGTGTTTTGGAGAAGCTCTTCGAGCTTGTCAATAAAAGGCAAATTATAAAATCTTAATTTCTCGTCTGCCGTACCCGGCAAAAAACCAAGACTTTGCGAACTACTTTCGACGGCAGACCGTAAATAAATAATATCACTAATTAATTTCATATTAAGCATCTGCAAGCCACAATAAGTGGCTAAAAGAGTTTTAGATGAGCCTGCCGGTCCGTCGACGAATATTACTTTAGTGTCATGGCCTAGAGCTATTTTAAAAAATTCTTTTTGTCTCTCGGTCCATGGGAATTGATTTAACTTAATTAGTCTTTTGATTGGGTTTTCTACAACGAATCTTTCAGATGAAGATCTGTCTAACTCTTCAGCGATTTCTTTTCCTCCTCGGATTTTTAATTTTCCACCCGGGGTATTCTTTTTAATGGACATACAAAGTTGTTTACACTACTCATTTTAGGAATCTTAATTTATATTTTGAATTTTCAAGATCTTTTTTCATATTACAAAGTAGTTCTTCCCCTTTACGTATATTACGTATAGCTATGAACTCATTAATTTCAACATCATAAAAAACGTTCGGCGCTAGAGAGTGATTTATATAACTACAAAGATGATGATAGTTCCATGCATAATCTGGTAAATACATTCCAGTATCAGTAATAAGATTATAATCATACAAAAGTTGTTTTATTTCTTCTGGCAATTTTTTTATCTGCAAATGCGTAAAAAAATGAATAGCTCCGATCATAGGGTCTTGTCTACCGAAGATGGACGAGTGGGCTTTGAGTTCTCTTATGGCGAACAGGCCAACGCCATGGACATCAGAACATTTAACTCTACAATTACAATATTCATTTAGACCTTTTATTATTTCTTTTTTAGTCATAGATTAAGTTATATTTAATTATAGAAAGGGGAGCAGGTAAATTTCAATACAAAGCGCCCAAAATATTTAAATCCAGCGCCGCTTTTCGCACCCTGACTCTCCACTAGAGTGGCCGCTACTTGCGCGAGGTTCGCGCGTATTTAATTTTGTTTACTTGTTCTAGACTTTATGCCTCTCAAATCCTTATGCTAATTAGTTGTTATATGACAAGCACTATTTTAAGTTTATACCCCGGGGATATTATGACCCTAATGAAATATAGATAGTTGAATATATTAAAAGATTTTAAAAAGCCTCGGGGAGACTCGTGACGACATCCCCCCTGCGATTATTGAGAACAAGTCGCAATAAGTTTTGTTAAAGGTGCCCCTACCACCAGCGTCCATTTATCCACGCTGGGCCGGACGGGAGTTCGAGCTTTTTCAGCTTTCGGTCGATGTCGGCCTTGATTTGCCTTGCTTGACTCTCGACTTCGCGAGGAGGAGTCACCATTTTTACGAAAGTAGCTTTTTGAGGTTGTTCTTCCATCTTAATTTGAAAAATGTTGAGTTAAGGATTTGCGTAGGGTTGAGGTCAACCCCTGTTGGATGAGTACGAATTTTGCATATCCACAAGATTTTTTCTTGAGTTCTGGCAAGAGCGAGGTCATCGCTGCTCTAACGGCTTTATCGGTCACGATAATTGTTTCTGTGTTTGTCATAATCTATCTATATAGCAGCAGGTTTCGTGCCAACTTTAAAATTGTGCCACTTACAAACGTATCTTGCGTTCTGATGTTTCCTCACCGTTTGCAGAGGTGGCGTCGTGGTACTCAGCCCCACAACTGGCCTTGCTCTGTGCTTTCGGCTCTTAAAATGCCACACTGAGCAGTAAAAA